CATGGCGGTTATGGCGGCAAACGCCAAGTCGATCCTGTTCGGGAATTTCTCCTTCTATTACGTCCGCGACGTTGTCGGCTCGGTCGCCATGCACCGCTTCACCGATTCGGCCTATGCCAAGCTGGGCCAGGTCGGCTTCCTGCAGTTTTCTCGCCACGGCGGAAACCTGATGGATGTCGGCGGCTGCATTAAGCACTACGCCAACAGCGCCACCTGATTCTGAACTTTGACCATCAACGAAGGTCGCCTATTGGCTTGGGCGGCCTTCGTCTTTACCAGAAGAAAGGGAAATTCCACCATGTCACAAGTAGAAGAGAAGGTTGTCGAAGTCCTGGCGCTGTCCCGCTGCCAGTATGGCAATTGCGGAGAAGTGGTCAAGGTTCCGGCATCCGAAGTCAAAGCCGCCAAGGCCGCCGGTCTCATCGATGACAACCCCGCCGCCGTCAAGGCCGCAAAAGGCTAAGTCATGAACCGTGAATTGATTACCGCGCCAACGCTTGAGCCGATCACTCTGGCCGAAGCAAAGGCACACTTGCGGGTTGTGTCCGCCGACGAAGACGCGCTGATCAGTTCGCTGGTCCTGGCTGCAAGGGAGCGGGCCGAGATCTACACGGAACGGGCGCTGCTGCAGCAAACGTGGGAGGTCTCCCTTGATGTCTTCCCGACCGGGGATATCCGGCTGCCGCTGCTGCCGCTGCTGTCGGTTGTGTCCGTCAAATATTACGACACGGACGGCGTCGAGCAGACGCTTGACGTGTCTGAGTATTACGAAGACGCCAAAAGCAAGCCGGCCCGGATTGTCCCGGTGTCCAACTGGCCGGCCACGAAGGACAGGCCCAACGCGGTGACCATCACCATCGAGGCCGGCTATGGTGAAACCGCCGACAAGGTGCCCCAGGTGATCAAGCAGGCCCTGCTGCTGATGGTTGGCGACATGTACGAAAACCGGGAGGAAACCGTCGTTGGCACAATCGTATCAACACTGCCGCTGACGGCCGATCGCCTGTTGCGTCCGTTCCGTTTGCTGGGGTGATTTATGCGAGCTGGTAGCTTACGGCACAGAATTGCGGTTGAAGTACAGTCCGACGCGCAGGACGAATTCGGCGGGCAGTCCGGCGTGTGGTCAGCCTTCGCCGCCGATATCCCGGCCAGCTTTGAGCCGCTGACCGGCAAGGAGTCGGTTGCCGGCAACCAGGAAACCAGCCGGGTGACGGCCCGTTTCCGCATCCGCTATCGAGCCGGGATCACGGCAGCCATGCGGGTTAATCTTGGCGGCCGCCTGTTCGAAATCGTTGCACCGCCGATCGACCCGCGCGGGTCCGGCCGGGAATTGCACTTGCTGACGGCGGAAATTTCATGAAAATGTCAATGAGGGTTGAAGGTCTGGCCGAGCTGGAAGCCAAATTGAATGCACTGCCCGCGGCCGCCAGTAAGAAGGTTATGCGCTCCGCCCTCATGTTTGCGCTGACCCCCATGCAGAAGGCCGCAAGGGCAGGGGTTGCCAAGCGGTCAGGCGCATTGGCAAAGGCCATTGCCAAGCGGTCATTTATCACCAAGTCCAACAACTACCAGGCTGACGCCGGGATTGTGATGAATACCAAAAAGAAGGCGTCCGGCTGGCGTTGGCACTTTGAGGAATTCGGCACGAGCCGGCAGAAGGCCCGGCCATTCTTGCGGCCCGCCTTTGACAGCAACAAAGAGTCGGCTGTAACCCGCTTTGTGGCACAGATCAAAAAACGTATAGCAGCGGAGCTCAAGAAGGCGAGGAAATGATTGAGGCGGACCTGACAACCTTCCTGAAAGCGGCCATGGGTCATTCACGCGTTTATCCGTTGGTGATACCGCAAGGGACCACGCTGCCGGCGCTGGCTTATCAGACCATTTCAGACCCGTCGGAGCTTGACAGCGGTGGGGTTGTCGACCTGGTCGACGGTCGATTCCAGATCACCGCGGTTGCCGAAAACTACAAGGCGGCCAAGACCGCCGCCCGGACAGTCAAGGACGCGCTGGACGGATACCGGGGCGCCATGGGGGCGTCCACTGTGCAGGCGGCCCGGCTTGACGGGACCCACGAAGAACACGAACCAGAAACCGGGCGCTTCACGGTTGCCCAGGACTTCATCATTTCTTTTAAGGAGTAGACGCCATGGGCGCACAAAACGGCTTTGGAACCATACTGGCACTCGCCGACGTTGCCACCGGACTGACCTTCACGGACGTTGCCAACGTCACCAACATCACCCCGTTCAATATCACGCGGGAGACCGACGACACCACCGACATGGCCAGCGCGGACGGATACCGCACCTTTCTCGGTGGGCTGAAGGATTCGGGAGAATGCACGATTGATGTGAACTATAACCCGTCAGATCACAACACGCTCCTCTCCCGTTTTGACGCGGAAGACCCCACCAAGCACCGCATCACCTTCCCGGGCGGTGAGATTGCCAGCTTTGACGCGATCATGACCGGCTTTGCCCCTACGGCCCCGATGGAAGGCAAGATGACCGCCAGCCTTGGCTTCAAGATCAGCGGGAAGATTGCCTGGACCTAAATAACCGCAGCAACTGACGACCACGGAGAAACACAGCATGCAGAAACTTGACAAGAAAAATCTTTTCGAGCGTTACACACCAAAAACCGAACCGGTCACCGTCCCCGGTCTCGATGTGCCGTTGACGGTCCGCGGACTGTCCGCCGCACAACGCGGCGACCTGTTTGCCAAATGTTTTGACAATGACGGCAAAGCGTTGCCGGGCGTGTACTTCGCTGCGGAGTTGATTGCCCTGAGCGTTGTCGACCAGGACGGAAACCGCATGTTTGAAGACTCTGACATTCAGGAACTCGGCGGCATGTCGGGGGACTTCATCGACCCGCTTTTTAAGGCCGCTCAACGTCTGTCCGGACTGGGCAAAAATACAAAAGGCAACGCCAAAAAAAACTGATCATCAACCCCGACCGCCTGTTTGCGTTTCGCTTGGCGCTCGGGGTTGGGCGCGTCGATGTCGACCAGATGCTCGAGGAAATCCCCTCAACCCTGCTTGTCGAGTGGATGGCATTTTTCGAGATCGAACCATGGGGATATGACGCCGCCAATTGGCGGTCAGGAATCGTGTCCGCCACGGTCGCCAATGTCAAACGGAAACCAGGGACCAAGGCTTTTTATCCTGCGGATTTCATGCCCGTCAGGAAACAACAGCAATCCCCGGCGGAAATGATCGCCGCATTGAAATCTTTCGGCTAGGTGACCTATGGGCTTACTTGGAAAATTAGTTTTAAAGCTGTCGGCGAATTCCGCGCAGTTTGAAACAAATATGAAAAAGGCCCGGACGTCCGCCAGGAGTTTCGGAGACGTAAGCACCCGCGCCGCAGGGATGGCCGCCAAGGCCACGGCCGCCGCCGGTGTCGCAATTGGCGCCGCCGCCGCCGTCATTATCAAGGCCAACCTTGAATCAATCGACAGTCTGGCCAAGACCGCTGACAAGCTGGGCATGACCACGGAAGCTCTTGCCGGGTATCGCCATGCCGCGGACTTGACCGGGGTCAGTCAAGGGAACTTCGACAAGTCGCTCGGCCGCATGTCCAAGAACATCGGGGATGCACAGGCGGGGATTGGCACCGCCAAACAATATCTTGATCAGCTGGGATTGTCGGCCGGCAAACTGGCCGCCATGCGCCCTGAAGACCAGTTTGCCGATATCGCCGAAGAGATCAACGGGCTCGGCACGCAGACCGAAAAGGCCGCAGCCGCCCAGGCGATCTTCGGCCGGACCGGAATCGATCTGCTCAATACCATGCGGTTGGGCAAGGACGGCCTCGCAGCGACATCAGCCGAGGCGCAGGCGCTCGGGCTCGCCCTGTCTCGGGTCGACGCCGCCAAGGTCGAGGCTGCAAACGACGCCATGACCAGGATGAGGGCTGCGTCCAGCGGGTTCGGGAAAACCCTGACCGTCGCCGTTGCCCCGTACCTGACCGCCATAGCTGATGAGATCACCAGGGCCAGCGTTGCCAGCGGCGGCTTCAGGAGGGAGATAAAAGCCGGGCTCAACACCGCAATTGACGGTGCGATTCTGTTCGGTAAGTCCATTGCAGCGGTAAACATTGGCGTCAAGGCCATTGTTTACAACTTTTTGTCCGTCCAAGAAGCGATATGGGAGACACTGACGGCTTCGCGCGAACTGAACCTGTCGATGCGCGAAAGCCTGCCGGATTTCTTGGGCGGCAAAGGGTCCGAGGGGTACGCAGAGGCCAGCCGGATACTTTCCGAGCAGAAAATCATCCTGGCTCAGATCGCAGCCGACAAACAGGCTGCCCTGCAGGCAGGGGCCGAGGCCCTGGCGCAATACGAGGATCTGACCGCCAAGGCCGAGGCATACCGGGCAGCAGTTGAAGCCGGAGCACAAGCCGCCGCTGAAGCCGTGGCGTCAAGCGCTCCGGGCAACGCGGACATGCCCGACGTCGAAACGGGGATCAGCGAGGCCGAAGCCGAACGGTACGCCGCAAAGCTTGCGGCGCTTGATAATTACCTGGCCGACGAACAGGACCGCCTGTTCAATGCCGCGGTCGCTCGCGCGGATATGGTCACCAACGCTTTTGACGCGGGGCTGCTGACCGAGCAGAGCCGCAATGAACTGCTTGAGCGGATCGCCGCTGATCATGACAAGCGGCTGACCGACATATCTAAAAAAGGGGCGGCGCAGCGGGCAAAGTTCATAGATAAAAGCTTTGCCGACCAGGTAAAAACGGTCAGCGGCGGCATCATGGCCATGACCCAAGCAACGGCGAGCGGCAACAAGACCATGTTTGAAATCAACAAGGCCGCTGCCATCGCCAACGCCACGGTGTCAACCTACGAGGGGGCCATAGCCGCATACAAAGCCATGGCCGGGATTCCGGTTGTCGGCCCGGCACTCGGAGCTGCAGCGGCTGCCGCGGTTGCGGCGTTCGGGGTCGCACAGGTATCTGCTATCGCAAGCAGCAGCTTTGGCGGTGGCGGCGCAGCCCCTTCCGTGGCCGCAACCGGCGCATCCAGCATGGTCGCCGTCACCCCGGCCCCGGCGGCGGAAGAACCACGGCAGGAGACGGGGCAAATCACCAACATCTACGTCCAAGGGCACGTTTTCGACATCTACGACACAGCCCGTCAGTTGGCGCCGGAAATCAAGCGGGCCGAGGGCGACGGGATCAATCGTGATTAACTCATTTATTACACAATAGCAATAATCCTGCCACAACCATAAAGTGGCGGAATAGTAGGCAAAAACGGTTTATCACAAAAAAATAGACTACTATCTGATTACTATGGAAAGTACATTTTATGAAGCCCTCTTTTTTGAGTGACAACCGCTTTGAGGACGCAACCCCGACCGCATCGTCCACTGCGTCGGGGTACGATCCGGCCAACGTCGCGGACCGCAGGCCCTATACGCAATGGGTCGCCGACAGTACCGCCAGTACGATTATGATCAATTGCGGGGTCGCGAAAAGCGCCGACACCCTGGCGATCGCCGGGCATAATCTCGGGACGATCGCTGCGTCGGTCGTGCTTGAAGCGTCGGCAAACGGGACCGATTGGGCAACCGTGCTGCCCTCGTTTCTCCCTGCTGGCGACCTGGTTATCATGAAGCCGTTCGCTGCGGCATCATACCAATATTGGCGGCTATCCATTTCTGCCGGCGCCGCCGCCCAAATCGGAGTGCTGTCGGTCGGGACCAGAATCAGTCCGGCCCGCTTTCCAGCTGGGGCGTTCGCACCGGAAAACATCACCGTAAAATCCGACAATGCGATCGGGAAGACAGGGCACCTGCTGGGCTCAGCAATTCGCTATCTACCAAAGGCCATCGCCGCGACACTACAACATCCGGGCAAGGCGTGGGTTGAGGACATCTACAAGCCGTTTTTTATCGCCAATGCAGGCAAGCCGTTTTTCTTCGGGTGGGACCTTGATAATTGGCCGGAAAAGTGCGGCATGTATCGTTTTGACGGCAACTATGCCCCGGTCTACGACCCGTTGGGCAGGGTGACAAAACTGCCGATCAAACTGATCGGCGTCCATGCGTGACAGCTAAAGGAGTAGCAAATGGATAAGTTTCAAGGTTATCAAGCCGGGCTTGAATCACCCCCCAGCAGCGGCATCGCCGTTACCCCTGACGATGGTACCGACCTGACCGTTGTCTCTCGTGGGCTGTGGGTCGGCGGTGTCGGGGACGTCACGGTAATTTTTATTGGTGACACGGTTTCGGTCACGCTCAAGGACGTTCAAGGGCTTCTGCCCGGGCGGATCAGACGCATACTCGCGACCGGGACCACTGCAACCGATATCGTTGCCCTTTATTGATTGAGGTGAACCATGGCTCTACTCTGGGCAGACGGATTTGACGGTATTGGTGATTGGTCTGGAGAGACATGCCACTGGGATTACTGGGATGGTGGTGTGGACATATCGTCTGCATGGGGCAGGCGTGCCGGGTCGAACGGTATTGGTGATACCTATCTGTATGGCAATGCGGGAATACGCAAGGATTTTTCAGCAGTGGCTGTAGCGATTGCAGGCAGTGCAGTACGCCGTACGACTAGTGGCAATAATTCGAGTCTATCATCAAGGCGTTTTCTCTGGCTGGACCCCGTATTTATTCGGTTCGCTGATGGGTCATATACCCTGGAAGTTTTG